CTGCATGGGATGAGCTTGTAGCAACTGAAGGTAGAATACGTAAACAAAAGAAAGAACAAGAGTACCGCAAAGCAGAGATGCAAGAAGCAATTATAACTTGGGGTCTTTCAGGTTTTATTCTTTTACTGTTTGCAGGTATTCTTTCTTTCGTAGTATATATGGTGAAATATGGCTAGAAATCTAACAGAAAAACAACAGAAGTTTCTTGACGTTCTTTTTGAAGAGGCAAGAGGTGATCCTGTTCAAGCTAAAAAGCTTGCAGGATATGCTGATGCTGTACCTTCTACTCAGATAGTTAATTCATTGACAGATGAGATTGCAGAGCTTACAAAGAAATTTATAGCACAGTCTTCAACTAAAGCTGCGTATACTATGTTTTCTGTTATGGCTGATCCTACTGATCTGGGTGTAAAAGAAAAGATGTTAGCAGCAAAAGATATTCTGGATCGTGCAGGGTTTACTAAAACAGATAAGGTAGAAGTAAAAGCTAACGAGCCTTTATTTATTTTACCTGCGAAAGATAATGAGTAAGAGAGCATCAGAAGCAGAACATCCAACCAAAGTAGATTGGAAGATACCTTTAAGAGGTAAACTAGGAGAATGGTATCCTGTTGTAAGGGTTGGGAGGCACGTTCCTTTTGGATACAAACAAGACGAAAATGACGAAGATCTTTTAATTCCTATTCCAGAAGAGTTAGAATTATTAGAAAAAGCTAAGTTGTTTTTAAAAGAGTATAGTGTTAGACAAGTATCCAATTGGTTATCAAAAGAATCTGGTAGATACATCTCTCATGTAGGATTATACAAACGTGTCAGAATGGAAGAAAAAAGACGCAGGGCAGCATCCAACTACAAACAGTATGCCAAAAAATATAAAGAAGCGTCAAGGAAAAGCGAGAAGATCGAAAAAGAAAGAATTGGTGGTAGAGCAACCAGAAAGCTTGTTGCAGGAGAAAACCATCAATCATTTGAGTCCGAAGGACGATGCCCCACTTGTGGAGCAAGAAGTAATCTTCAAACCGAATCCTGGGCCTCAGACTAGATTCTTAGCGTCAACAGAACAAGAGGTACTATACGGAGGAGCAGCAGGTGGTGGTAAGTCGTATTCGATGGTGGCTGATCCAGTTAGATATTTTACGAATCCACATGCACGAATGTTACTTGTTCGTAGGAGTACAGAAGAGTTACGAGAGCTTATATCAGTAAGCAAAGAACTTTATCCAAAAGCAGTGCCTGGAATAAAGTTTATGGAAAGAGATAAAACTTGGGTAGCACCATCAGGTGCAACACTCTGGATGTCATACCTTGATAGAGATGATGACGTTATGAGATACCAAGGACAAGCCTTTAACTGGATTGGGTTTGACGAATTAACCCAGTGGCCTTCCAGTTACTCGTGGAATTATATGAGGTCACGTTTACGTGCTACAAAAGCTAGTGGGCTACCTCTCTACATGAGGGCAACAAGCAACCCTGGGGGTCCAGGACATACTTGGGTTCGTAAACACTTTATAGATCCAAGTCCACCTGGTAAAGCTTTTTGGGCAACAGACGAAAACGGTGAGGTCATTAAGTGGCCTAGGGGTCACTCAAGGGAGGGTGAGCCTCTGTTCAAAAGAAAATTTATACCTGCCACCCTGTTTGATAACCCCTACCTCTCTGAAGATGGACTATACGAAGCAAACCTTTTGTCTCTTCCAGAGCATCAACGTAGACAGTTATTAGAAGGTGACTGGGATGTAAACGAAGGGGCAGCATTCCCAGAGTTTAATAGACAGACACATGTAATTGAACCATTTGATATACCTAGCAACTGGATAAGATTTAGAGCTTGTGATTACGGTTACGGATCTTATACTGGTGTTGTTTGGTTCACAGTTGCTCCAGGATCAGAACAGCTAATAGTGTACAGAGAGTTGTATGTTTCTAGAGTCATAGCTACTGATTTGGCTGACATGATCCTGGACATTGAACAAGAAGAAAACATACGTTACGGAGTTCTTGACTCATCCCTTTGGCACAACAGGGGTGACACTGGACCTAGCCTAGCTGAACAAATGATAATGAAAGGTTGTAGGTGGAGACCGTCAGATAGATCAAAAGGCTCTCGTGTAGCAGGTAAAAACGAAATACACAGACGTTTACAAATAGATGACTTTACAGAAGAACCTAGACTAGTTATATTTAATAATTGTTTAAATCTCATATCGCAGCTTCCTTCAATACCTCTAGATAAGAAGAATCCTGAAGATGTAGATACTAACTCAGAGGATCACTTGTATGACGCACTAAGGTATGGTGTCATGACTAGACCTCGAAGTAACATATTTGACTTTGATCCTAATTCTTCAAGAACAGGTTTTCAAGCATCAGATCCCACCTTTGGATACTAAGGATATAAAATGGCAGAAGAAGATAATTTTGAAACAGATGACATCTCTATGGATGAAAGTGATTCCTCTTTTATAGAGGATAAAGAAGACAGTGAGCAGGTCAGTGATCCCAAGACTGGGACTGTTGTTGGTTTCGTTGAGGGTAAGTTTTCTAAAGCAGAGAAAGCTAGGTACACAGACGAACAGAGATGGATAAAGTCATATCAAAACTACAGAGGTATATACGGACCAGACGTACAATTTACATCTACAGAGAAGTCTAGAATATTTGTCAAAGTAACTAAGACTAAAGTTCTTGCAGCTTACGGTCAGATTGTTGATGTTCTGTTTGGATCAAACAAGTTTCCTATTACGATCAACCCTACTACTCTACCAGAAGGTGCAGCAGAGTCTGTTAATTTTGAAACAAACCCTGAAGCACAAAAAGCAGAAGATCAAAGACCTTCTATTGCTGATACTTCTTTAGAGCCAGGTGAAACAATAATAGATCTAAAAGAAAGACTAGGTGGTTTAAAGTCTAAAGTTGATCCTGTTCTTGACTCGTTGAAAGAAGGCCCAGGGACAACAGCAACTAAAGTAACTATACATCCTGCTATGGTTGCTGCTAAGAAAATGGAAAAGAAAATACATGACCAACTAGAAGAATCAAATGCTAAGAAACAATTACGAAATGCAGCATTTGAATGTTCTTTATTTGGAACTGGTATTATGAAAGGGCCATTTGCTGTAGACAAAGAGTACCCTAACTGGGATGATGACGGTTCTTACAGCCCTACCTTTTCTACTGTACCCCAAACATCTAGTGTAAGTATCTGGAACTTTTATCCTGATCCAGATGCTAACAACATGGATGAGGCAGAGTACGTAATTGAAAAACATAAGATGTCTCGTTCTCAAATGAGAGCACTAAAGAACAGACCATTCTTCAGAGAGAATGCTATTGATACAGCTATTACCATTGGAGAGTCCTACAACAAAGAGTGGTGGGAACAGGTCATGGAAGATGCTGACCAAGAAACCAGAGCAGAAAGATATTCTGTTTTAGAGTTCTGGGGTTATGTTGACGTAGATGTTCTAGAAGATTATGACATTGACATTCCAAAAGAGCTTAAGGATCAAGATCAAGTTTCAGTAAATATCTGGGTTTGTAACGGACAAGTTCTACGTCTTGTAATGAATCCTTTTACTCCTTCTATCTTACCCTACTATGCAGTGCCTTTTGAAGTTAATCCGTATAGTTTCTTTGGTGTAGGTATCGCTGAGAACATGGATGATACACAAACTCTTATGAATGGTTTTATGAGAATGAGTGTGGATAATGCTGCTCTGTCTGGTAACTTGTTAATTGAAGTAGATGAAACAAACCTAGTGCCTGGGCAAGACTTAAGTATCTACCCTGGTAAAGTCATTCGCAGAGCAGGGGGTGCTCCTGGGCAAGGAATTTTTGGAACCAAGTTCCCCAACGTATCTAACGAGAACATGCAGATGTTCGATAAAGCAAGGGTACTAGCAGATGAATCAACTGGCTTTCCTTCTTTTGCTCATGGTCAAACAGGCATACAAGGAGTGGGTCGTACTGCTTCTGGTATTTCTATGCTTATGTCTGCTGCCAACGGTAGCATACGTACTGTTGTTAAAAATGTAGATGATTACTTACTGGCTCCTTTAGCTAAAGCTTTCTTTTCTTTTAACATGCAGTTTGATTTTGATCCTGAGATCAAGGGTGACTTAGAGGTTAAAGCAGAAGGGACAGAAAGTTTGATGGCTAACGAGGTTCGTAGCCAAAGACTTATGCAATTCCTTGGTGTTGTACAAAACCCAGTGCTTGCACCTTTTGCAAAAATGGATTATATTATCAGAGAGATTGCTAAGTCTATGGATCTTGATCCTGATAAACTTACAAACTCAATGAGTGATGCAGCAATACAAGCTGAGATATTAAAGAAATTTCAAGCAGAAAACCCACCCGAAGTAGATCCTAATGCACCTCAACAAGGTGTTCCAAGTCCAGAGGCTGCACCTCCTGCAGGTGCTCAAGTCCAAGACACACAAGGATCAGGGGGTGGACAGGTAGGAACAGGTACTGCCCCCCTTCCAGGGGAACAAGGGTTTTCGGGAAACACTGGTCAAGTATAAATGAGTTTAAAATTATTAGTAAATGATAAAAAAATATGGGATGCTTTCAATGTTGAGTTAGACAACAGATTAGCATTTGCACACAGACAACTAGAACTTACACGAGATACTAATGAACTATACCGTCTTCAAGGTGAGGTAAGAACACTACGAAGTTTTAAACAACTAAGGGAAAAAGTTAATGGAACAACAGATGAGTCTTTTTGAAGAGGGTGGCCTACAAGATGATGGAATGGATAAAGATCCTGTATCAGGGAATGAGGTTCCTTCTGGGTCATTGGCTAACGAGGTACGTGATGATATTCCTGCACAACTCTCTGAGGGTGAGTATATTGTTCCTGCTGATGTGGTTCGTTTTTACGGTGTAAAATTCTTTGAAGACTTACGAAAAGAAGCTAAACGTGGACTAGCTGATATGGAAGCTAACGGACGTATAGGTGGTGAGCCTGTACCTGAAGGTGGTCCTGTAAATGAAGAAGATCTTTCTGATCAAGAAAAAGCTGTTCTTGAAGAAATAATGAGTGGTATGGCAGAAGGGGGTGAGGTTCAGAATCCTTTTATGCAACAACAAATGATGTACAGTCAACCTGCTCCAAATGCTATGGGTAACAATCAAATGGTGATGGGTGCTCAAGCAGGAACAGATGTAACTAAAGAACAAACTGAACAAGCAATTATAAATGCAGGTCAGCCTAGAGAATTTGATGGAAGTCAGTTTGGTATGGGTTTTAGTTTTATGAATCCTACTGATGGTGAACCAGATCCTGCACAAGAAGAATTGACTACATCACCCATAACATTGTATTCACCTGAAGGAACTCCTATGGAGTTACCTGTAGGGACTCCTCTATCAGTAGTTCAAAATTTTAAAAACCAAGGTTACACTGAAACACCTCCTGCTACAACCACACCTGAGATCGGTGTTGATACTGGTGATCCTACCGATCAGTTTAAAACTCAAGATGAGGATGATGATAACATAACAGCTTTACAAGAAATCAAGTGGGGTGATGATGATGCCGTTATGAAATGGGCAGAGGGTCAAGCAGAGACACCTTTCAGTAAAGGTCTTCTTGGTGGGGCTATGGCAGGAACCGCTGTTTCAAATATAAGGGCTGCTGCTATTGTAGCTAGGAGCAAGTATGGAGATGACTCTGAGTTAGCTAATAGATTAGATACAATAGCTAACGAAAAGTATGAAGAACTAGGGCCAATCGGAAAAACATTAGAAAAGATATTTGGTATGTCTGGTGTAAAGAGAGCAGAACGATACCTAGCTAACGTTGAAGAAGATCCTGTTGTAGCTACAACAAAAGATAAAACTCCTGCAGCTTTTTTAGATACAGATCGTTTTAACCTTACTAAAGCAGAATCAAAAGGAATTGCTGATAGTGTTTCAGACGTAACAATAAAAGGACGTACTGATTCTTCTGGAAAGAAAGCAGGAGACAAAGGTTATAAGTCTGCTCTAGCAGAAAGACAAGAACGTAAAAGAAGAAAAAAACAAAGAGAAAAAGCAAAAGAAAACATAAGAAAAACTAGTGATAGATTAGATAGAAAATCTTCTCCAAAACCTGGAGCAAAGTCAGTCAGAGAAAAATCAGGAATTACTTTTAGAAAAGCTGACAATGCTAGAGGCTTTACAGGAGGTTTTAATAAAGGTGGTCTAATGACCAAAGGCAAAAATAAATAATAAGGCTACTCAGCTACGGCTGACCCCAACAGAAAAGGAAAAAATATGCCTGAACTAACTACTATGGAAAAACCTAAAACAGCAGGTTTCGTTGATCGTGGATATAATCACGCAAGGAAACAAAAACGAATGGAAGAGGAAGAGGCAGAGATTGCCCGACTAGAGGCAGAGGCTCGAGGTGAAGAAGTTGCTGAAGATAAACCCGATAGCGAAAGCACTAATGAACCCGAAGTTCAAGCAACAGATAGTGCCGAACAAGAAGAAGCCAAAGAAGAAACCGAAACACAAGAAGATGATTCAGGACTAGATGCTGAAGAAAAGTCTTTTAAAAAACGTTACGGTGACTTACGTAGGCACATGCAAGAAAAAGAAAAAGAGTGGAATGAAAAACTAGACACTCTTCAAAAGAAATCTAAGCACGAGAATATTGTACCTCCTAAGTCTGATGAAGATATAGACGCTTGGTCAAAGAAGTATCCAGACGTAGCAGGTATTGTTGAAACCATAGCAGCTAAAAAAGCTAAAGAGATGTTTAGCAAAGCTGAATCAAGGTTACAAGAATTAGACGAAGCTCACAGTGAAGCACTACGAATGAAAGCAGAGAATGTTATTCGTAAGTCTCACGAGGACTTTGATGAATTAAGACAATCAGATGCTTTCCATAACTGGGCAGAAGAACAACCTAAGTGGGTTAAGGATGCACTCTACGAAAACATGGATGATCCTGCTTCTGTAATACGTGTGATTGATCTATACAAAGTTGATAACGGTATGACACCTGCAGCAAAACGAGATAATAAGAAAGCTGCAGCATCTACTGTTACAAAAGGAACTCGTACTTCTATTGATGCCAAAGGTATATCAGGACAAATAAAAGAGTCTGATGTAGCTAAGATGTCAGACAAGGAGTTTGAGGAACGTCAAGACGAAATTAACGAAGCTATGCGTAAAGGTAAGTTCGTCTACGATGTATCTGGTTCTGCCAGATAAGTAGTTGACAGTTAAGCTGTCTTCTATATAACTACATGTATCTTACGTGAAGCCTCCTTTTGGACTACCTTCACAGATACTTTTCACTAAAAGTCTAAACTATAAAGAACTACCTGGACAAGTATAGGCCCAGTGGTATTTGGTAGCGCAATTGAATACTAACTGCACCCTAGAAAACGTACAGCCTCTTTCAGATGTTTAAGCTTTCTCTTTAAGCCAAATATCATGGAGGATTTAATCATGGCTTTTCAAACAGCGAGTGGCTATGGGAATTTGCCTAATGGCAATTTTTCCAGTGTCATATACTCCAAGAAAGTACAGCTTGCTTTTCGCAAGAGTACTGTCGTAGGAGACATTACTAACTCTGATTATTTTGGGGAGATTTCTGCCCAAGGTGATACAGTGAAAATTATCAAGGAGCCAGAAATTTCTGTGAATGCCTACGCACGAGGCACACAGGTTTCAGCACAAGACCTTGATGACGAAGACTTCTCTCTAGTTGTTGATAAAGCAAACTACTATGCTTTCAAAATTGACGATATAGAAGAGGC